GAACTGATATATCTTTTCTTTTATGTAATCAGAATCCGATAGTGGTATATGATAGAGATTACTTATTAGTTTATTGATATTAGGTATATCATCCTTAGTAACCAGGTCAACATAGTTTTTAGATTCTAGCATTTCTCTGAGTACTTGTTTAAGGACATTCTGTGAGGGTATCTTTCTTTGCTTCTTGAAGTATTTAAGTATACCCTCACAAATTAAGGAATGTTCGATAAGTACTAAGTAGCTTGGTTTTATTCTGCTTAATACTAAACCTCCTTCCTTATCTTGAATGATGAACCTGAGAATCTCTAACTGAAAGTCAGGTGCAAAGCTAAATTTAATTTTATTCTTTTTCATACATTATTATATTGCAATATTATATACTAATAGATTTTGATAGTCCTCATGTAGTTCTGAACTCATGTCCACAATATCTAGTCTTCTTATCCTCAGCCTTTCGGTGAAATTTTTTGATATTCTTATATTATATAAAATATATTTATTATATTTGCATAACGAAATACTTAAAGAATATGAGGAAATGTAATGGAAACAATGGTTCAGAGCTTCATAGATTAAAACCCATGCAGGATTATGATGAAGCAATGTTTAATCGGTTATACAAAGTTTGTAAGCCAGTTATTCGGAACCTTACCAAACAGATTGATTACAAAAGGTTTAACCTTACGCCAGATATAATATCTTCTTATTTCTGGGATAAAATGTTATTTGTTTTTAATAAGTACTACGGTACTTGTAGTGAAGAACATCTTAAAGCAAGAATCCTTTCTTCTCTTGCTACATTTAAGAATAAGCTTCTTCGATTTGCCTATGGAGAGATTGCAGAATACAATCAGAACCTATTTAAACTTGAAGACTTATTTGATAATGATAAAGAGTTAGAAGATGACGATGAAGAGGTTAAGGCTAAGGAAGAAATGCTTGAATTATTATATAAGTATATGAAAGAGAAATTATCTCCAGATGCTTATATGGTATTTGAAGTATTACTTACTCCACCTCCTTATATTAAAGAACGAATTAAAGATGGAGAAAGAATCACCAATATAATGCTGGTTGAGTTCTTTGATATGCCTAGAACTAAGAAGTCGGTTAAATACATAGGAGAACTCAAACAAGATATCTTATATTGGGAAGAGAAAGCTAAAGAAGAACTTCACTACTAAACACAAAAGAAAAGGGGCGTTTCCCAACGTCCCTCTCCTATAATCCATAAATTAAAAGTTCTTTGTCAACAATATAAGTAGTTAAGACATAATATTATAGTTTTATAATGTATGCCAGTACGTAGTAAGGTGGCCTATTTTCGTGAGGTTGACCTCCACCTGCAGCCCTGGTATCATGGTCCCATAGGCATACATAAGAATTATCTCTATCAGTTTTATTACTACCAGAAAGGTTATTACCAATCCATTGAGTACCATTAGCTCCCACCAAATCTGAATGAGCCTCGATAAAGTAAGCATCTGCAAAGTTGTGAACGTGAGAAGGTATCTCCTGAGTAGAAAGAGTTACTTTCTCTTGGCCACCAGTATTACCAATCAAATTATAATCTTCATTACCGGATGACCAACCTACAATGAATTTACCTGATAAGTCTGGTGTTTGTAAATCTTCTACAATCTGACCATTACATAAAGCCCAGCCTTCTGGTACGGAAACTCCATTCCACATTGCAATTAATCCTCTTGGTATATTAGCTCCTGCCATACCACCAAGCTTTTCATCAATGTAAGCCTTGATATCAAAGTTTGGGAATCCTTGCAATAGTCGTAAGAGAGTTTCTATATTGGCTTGTTGCATTCCATGGATAGCAGTATTATATTCTACTGGTTGGGGAAACTTTCCTGCATAAGGAACAATAGAATATTTCTCTACTGAGTTATCCATTGAATTAGTACCTTGCCCATATATACCAATTAATACCATTGAGGATTTGTCTACCAAACCTTGAGATACTGAAGCCATAGCTCTATTCACTAGAGACTCATATGATAATTCATTATCTTCTAATACATTTGTTTTTGACAGGTTTCTAGAATCCTTGGGTGTTGGGTATAATGGGTCTACTGATTTCTTGTACAGAGAATAGAACGAATTAGATTCATTCCAGAAAGCTCTGAACTGTACTGGATTCTGTACAGGCTCTTCCAAAGGTGTATGGTAAGCAAATACAATCACATCCTCATTAGAACCCTTTGAGCCTTCAATATTAGGTATACTAATATTAGCACTATCAGAAATATAGATTGTACCATCCCTTGCTATACAACCAAAATTTGTATCTGGTCCTTCACCAGAATCTGCAGCTTTAGTCATATACCTTGAAAGGATTCTATCCTTTATTGCTTGATATGCAGGAGAAGTAGGTTCTCCATTAGGCAAGAGAGTGATTGCATTATTTACAATCGTTGCAGAACCAAATCCACAAAATGGGCCAATGCCTACTGGTGCAGCTATAGCTTCAGCTGCATCCTTAGACTTTATTATACCTTCATAATCAAAATAGGTTTTCATAATGTATCTTCGTTATTGTTATTACTCTTATATTCTTTCGATTGGTTTTTCATATCTTGGAAAGCCTCTCCTACAGCCTTGAACTTGAAGGTTATCAATTTCCAAAAGATAGACCAGATACTGTACTTCTTTTCTACACCATGTAAAGTACAGATATGATTATAAATACTATCTATTTCAAAACAGTAACATAATACCATTACCGTTATAGATACTATTATTGGATTTAATCCGTAAGGTTCTCCGATGGCTTTACCTATTACGGCACCCAGTAAGATGTAACACAGGTAATCAATGATTTTATTAAGAGTTCTTCTCCCGGCTCTAGATTTTCTTATTTCAATCTTCTTTGCCCTACTTGCAGATATCCCAAACCAAAAATCTGTAAGTATTAGTACAAAGGCTAATAAAATCATCCACCTCAAATCAAAGATAATGGCATAACATTCAGAAGTGAATCCAATGATACCAGTTTTAAATAATGTGTTAAAAGATCTGCTTTCCATTTTGTTTATTCTATTTTAAGTGACCATTCTGTTCCTTCCGGAACTAATATATTAATACCTTGTTCCGAAATATCATTGGATTCCCAAGTAAGTTCTGTCTTATCAACTACATCCAACAGGTTTACTATGAATACTGCTTTAACTGCAGGATTAGCTTTCACATAGAAAGTATGTTTACCTGGTAAATTAGTAAAGAATTGATAAGGGCTTGGATGAACCACATCCGGAGCTGTCTCATATACAATATCTGAAACTTCTCCAGTATCTGAAGTACAGGTTACGATAGTAGATACTTCTTGTACATCTTTGCTTAGTTCTGCACTTACTGGATTACAAGTTAAAATATACTTAGGTATAACATCCTTAATCGTAAGGCTTACTACTGAACCTTGATAATAAAACTCATAATTACCTGCTTTATCGAAAGTGATAAGAGTGTTCGAATTGTATTTCTCAGATGAACCATCTAAGTCAATCCCAGTTATCATATTACCACCATCTCCCCAACGTAGGTAGAATTGGCAATTCTTGGATTTGGTTAATTGATAGCCTGCCTTGATATACTTTCCTGCATCTGCTTCAGCTTCAGAGTAAGGTTCTAATTCATACCAATCCTCATCCTCTTCATTCAAAGGTTCTAACCACAAGTAGGATTGAGGAGTAGGTATATAAGCAAGTACTTCTACTTCTACAGACTTACTAGCATCACCCACCGATTCAAATTTATAACTTCCAGCCTCATTAAATTGGTATTCTGTACTTCTACCATAGTAGAAATCAGGACCAACTACATAGCGATTAGTTAATTCTAAAGTACCAAGTTTTACCCAAGTACCTTGGGTATTCTTTTTGTAAATGGTCACCTCGGTATCAAAATAACTACCTAAGTTTGCACTTTCGAAAGTAGAATAATAAATACCCGATGTAACCCAAAGATTAACTGATGCAGAACCTTGAGCATTTAGGTTTAATCGTTTGTTTGATACGCCTATATCGTAGTTAATCGTATAACCTAATCTGTAAGCTACTACTGTACCATAATTACTAGCATTACCTGAGTCATCTTTAGTACATCTAAATTGGAATGTACCAGTAGTAGTTGGTGCCCATCTTTGACCATTACGAACTAAAATACCTGGGTCTGAAATACATACGGCAATAAGTTGACTTGTATCTTCGTTAGGATCTGAAGAACGAATAGTTATCAAAGACTTTTCACCGTTGGTAAGATTTATATTCCGAGGTTCACAGAATACCGTATAGTTAGTAGCAATTGCCGTTACCTTTAGAGTAACCTTCTTTGCAGGAAAGTCTGCAATAACCCATTCGTAAGTACCTGCAGAAGTTATTTCCCAAACAGAACCAGAATCTTTAGTTTCATAGGTATTAAGTAACTGTACGGATACAGGTTTAATATTTCCCTGATAATTCATATTTGCAGTTACCCTTACTTTGATTACTGGATTAGTACCTGTAATTACTAAATTATCTGGGTCTGTTCCTCCTTCTACCAAGTCGGCATATATGTGATAAGATTTAGTGTAATATTCTAAACCTATATCTACATAGGTAGTTACTGAAGTATCTCCTACACTTCGAAAGTAATATCTTTGGTCACCCTTTCTTGCATAGAAAATAGAACCGCTTTCATATTTCTTTGAGCTCCACTTATTCTCAGAGGGGTCATATCCAGTTACCTGATATCTTAAATCGGCATCATCGTAATCAGAAGTAACGGTTACTCTAATGGGTACTTCTGTTATATGTCCTGTTACAATCTTTGCAGGACTGATAAGAGGTTCAGCTACAATTTTATAATTGTAAGCCAAATCAAATCCATAAGCAATCTTCCCAGATACATTGTATGGTAAGAATCTATCGAATAACTTATCAATTGATTGTTTGAAAGCTTTGAACTCTGGAGTGGGGGAAGTAAACCCATGACCGCTTATAGAAATACCTACCTCTATACATTGAGCACAACCATAAATCTTATCATAGTTGTATTTGTCGTACTGAGAATAATCGGTATCATATAAGGGGTCTACCTTTTCCCATTTATCCATCTCTCCATCGGTTGGGTCTGTAATTGTACAGGTTAGCCCATACATATTAAAAAGAATTTCGAAGAACTTTCTTGAGCCACGAATCTTAAGTAATGAGATTGAATACTTTAAGATAGTTCGAATCTGTTCATCACTTAAGTTGGGAACTCCCTTGTGTTCTCCGGTTCTAGCAAATGGTAATGCTCCCAAGAACTCCCAGAGGTAGTTTAAATACCTCTGCTGAGTTTTATCGATATCGATTATATCTAGAATATTATCAATATCTTTAGTTATATCTTCTTGGAAATAGTTACCACAAATTTCTAGAAATCTTTCTAATATGCCCTTACCGTCGACTTTATAAGTATCTTGCTCTTTAAATTCGAAAGGTAAAAAATCAATTAGGTTTTTAAGATTTATCATACTATTTCGTTTACTTTAAGTGTTAACTGACTTGAGTCTTCGAATACCGGGATGTTATAACCTGGGTCTGTGTAATCTTTGTTTGGTTCTGCAATGGTTATAGTATATCTGAATCCTGATTGATAACCATTGTCCTGGATATCAAGGGCAAAGATAAAGCCATTTATAGTATCCCTAATCTGTGTAGTCTTACCTACTTGACCATCATAAGAAAAACCTCCTTTAACTGAACGTACTGTAAATTGAGTACCTGAAGAGAAAGAGATAAAATAAGACATACTACCATTAGCTTCATCCAATTGGAATTGACCAAGGATTAATTCTTTGTTACCATATACTGTAGTAGGCCAGGGTTTAGTATAAAACTTCTTCAGGTGTAAATAATCTACCGATTCAAGATTATCTATAAGTGCATAGATATCAGAGATTCTTACGCTGCCACCAATGTCTGAGGCTTCCGGAGAATAAGCATTAAATAATGCACTTAGAATCTGAGATTGTATTTCCGATGTCTTATAAGACTTCTTCCCTGTAACTTCTACATCCAAGATAATGTTTACCTTACCTGCAGACTTAACTGTTAACCAAGTGGTAAGTGGTGAGTTCTGATGTAATACATCATATACCTTTTGAATAAGATTGGAGTCAGCAGTAGCACCATTATCTGGAGATATATAAACGATTAGTTTTCTACCACATTCATATTCTGCCTTTGCCTTACTAACTCCATCAACTAGTTTAGCTAAGTCTATGAAATCTTGTTTGGTAATAGCAACTCCCATAGTTTTTACACTCAAAGGTATATGTTCCTTAAGCATATTGAAATTTTCGTATGATGAACCTCCACCTGCAGCATAAGTATTAGATACTGTAGCATCCGTTACTGATGAAGATATAACTGAAGGTACAGAAGTAATCATACCAGATTTTACATTACCATTGATACCCGTAGTAAGGTAGAACTTAACTTCAGATATTTTGGCATTAGCTGCTGGCTTCTGTCCATATTTACCATCACCAAATAAGATATAAGGGTTTAAAGCTTCATCCATGGTAACCATGAAATGTTTATCGGTTGGTTTTGAGTAAGCAAAGGTGTTTACCAATACCCAAGATTCTCCACCAATCTTCATACTCATAGTTCCATGTTCGTAATACTTACCATTAGGTAGTGTACCAAGAGTAATAGTTACCCTTTCATCTGAAGGTATAACCATACCATTTATCTGGCTTTCCGTATATAATTCGTGTTGTACAACTGGAACTTTACAAGTAGTTACATTAGCATACCAAGTTACGTCTCTAGATGATAGCCATTTGTTACCATTAGAGTCTGTGAATAAAGTTCCAGAAGGTATAGTTAACTTAGCACCAATAGAATCTCCAGATACATCTCGAGATACTACCAAATCTACTGATGCTGCAATAGCACCTCTTGCATGATAATCTACCAAAGCACCATGCTTAACTACTGAACTGTATTTACGAGCAGTAGGCAAGAATGATTCCCTTGCCATATTATCAATGTAGTAGTGAAGAACTTCGGCAATTGCCGCAAATAATGAAAGGATAATGATTAAGATATTTCCTTCCGAGTAATCAGTTACGAGTACATTGCCATCTTTGTCTTTGATATTCGTAAGTGATTCTATCAGCTTGGCCTTAATCTGTTGGTAAGACCTCTGATAAGGGTTGAGCCATTTATTAGTGATTCCCATATTAATAAGAGTTTAATGAATTTTCATTTTTATCATAGGTCAGGTACAGGTACTGACTAGTAGAAGTTTCATTAACTACATAATGAACTTCTATGTTTATTTTAGCACCTTGTCTAGAAACGGTGATACCCTTAAAGGTAATCCTTTGTTCCCATGCACCAATTGAGCTTTTAATAAACTCTTTAATAATAAAACTTAGGGCTTGTGTATTTGGCTCTTCTATACATTCCCATAGGCGATTCCCAAAGTTTTCCTGTCGAAATCGTTGTCCTATTAAATAATACATTATAGAGCTTATATTATTTCTTACCAAAGCCATATCACCATTAACAGGATACCAACCTGTTTCACCCTTTTCGTTTCTTGTAAGTTGAATAGGGAATATCATACCCTTTCCAACAATGTTAGTAAGATAGTTATCCATTAGTGTATACATTTAATGTCCTCATAATCTTCTTGTTTGAAAGTAGAGAACGGTTGACTTGCTTGAGTTACGGTAGGACCTGAAGAACCGGGTCCAGTAGTTACACCCGAGTGTACGTGAGAATTGAATAAAGTTCTTAGAGTTTCCAGTTCTTTAATGGTATTATTGAGTTTCTCGGTTAGTTCTTTGATATTAACTACTCCTTGATTCTCTCCCTTATTTAAGATTACTGTATCACCAGAACCTACACTTACATCTCCTTGTGCTTGAATAGAAATGTTTCCTTTAGCAGCAATGCCTACATCTCCATTTATATAAACAGTTAGCTTTCCGTTATCGTCATCTAGTACCATTACGTTTCCTTCTGGAGTTATAATACCCATTTTATTAGGACCATCCAAAGGGTCTGGTATTTGTTGTAGTCCCCAACCATGATATTCCCATAGGGGTTTAGTTGGGTCTCCAAATTCAAAAGTAACAAATACTATATCTCCAACCTTAGGAGCTAAGTACTTGAACCCATTGTTGATAGAACCATGTTGGCCTTTTGCATAGGCCCATGTAATAATTCCACCCATGACTTCTGGACAGCATACCTTGATACGGTTCATATGTTTCTCCGTATCATTATTATCTACCACTATACCACGGTAGACAGAGTAGTATCTACCTAAACCTTCGATACCCTCTTCTGTTAATAGTTTAGCTGTTGAGTACATTATTTCTTGTTGGATTTATATCGTTCATAAGCTTTCATTGCCCAATTAAACTCATCAAAGTTATACCTTTCTTTCATAGAAGGAGTAACCTTCGATTGGTCTGCCTTTACCACATTGGTCTTACCATAGATTGCTGTACCATTTGAAGTTACTACTGTACCTTCTGTACGAACTGTACCTGCAGCAAGAGCCTGAGGGTCTTTAGCATTTATCTCATCATAATAGAACTTATTCTGTAAGAACTCTCCTGCACCTTTCTTATCGATAATTCTACCCTTATCATCCATGTATCTTTCTACGAAGTATACTACTTCATTGTAGGTAAAGTCATGTACAATATCGGAAGCATTAGCAGTATTCTTCTTGTTCTTACCAAAGTCAGTTTTAGCAGAATCCTTAGCATCATTACTTACAATGTCCTGAGTACTAAGTTGGGTCTTAGATGTAGTCTGTCCATCCCTTGCATTATTCTTAACCAAGTCTAATGTACAGAGATAACCTTGACCTGCATCCATTGAATGTTGTACTGACTTGATATACCAAAAGCCTGACCACCTTTTTCCTACATTCTCTAAAGATATTATCTGAGAAGATTGTAATGAAGGTCTACCTACTACAGTCATTTGGCATACCAACTTTCTTTCGGATATCTTAAGACCTCCATTGGCATTAGCATTCATTGCCCAAGTAACCTTATCTGCTCCGCCGTATCTACTAAAGAGATTATGATATAACTTATAGATTGGTACTAAGAATGGTACCTTCTTCATTCTTCGTATCTTAACTTTAGCTTTAACCTTTCGAGTCATAGTGGGTGTAGTAACTCCATCTCCAGAATACTCTACTTTATAGGTATCAGGGTATACAGTAATATATGGATTCTTTTCCATTGCAGATATACCTCTCTGAGATTGGTTATCTATCATTTGTTTTTCATAAGGATTACTTGAAAAAGTTCTGATATTCACCATGTGAGTTATAGTTCCACCTTCTGGGTCATATTCTCTTGGGTCTACCCATTCTTCTGCAAGGTATTCCATTTTATATTCTCCAGTAAATAGGTATCTTTCGTTTTCTAGTAATTGCCTAAGATTACTTTCTAACTCTTTACCGTTCTTAGAGTTCTTCAAGATTTGCTGAATAACCCTTTTCTTATCGTTCGGTAAATTGTTTACAGCAGTATTAATTGCTTCTCGATATTGCTCAGTACTCAGATTATCTAAAGCCTCTTGTTTACCTGCATTGTAAGCAACATAGGGTTTCTGAGAACCATACTCTTTCATTGCAGAATTATACTTTTGAGCTTTAGCTCCATACCTTTGTTCAGCTTCCATCTCGGCAGCAATATTAGTAGTAGGATGACTACGATAATCTTCGTAAGGTACACTACCATAATTTACTACCATTGTATTATCTACTTGAGCTACAAATGGTTTGAGTAAAGTTACTTCCTCTTTCTCTTTTTCAGGTTCTGTGATATCTGTTGAACCTACAATTAAACCTTTATCTTCTGGGTCTAAGGCTTGAGTTAATTGAGCCTTTACCCTTTTGGTTACTTTCTGAGTAGCGAATGATACTCTAAGTACTTCTCCATTTTCTGATTGGTAAATATAATTGTATTCTGGTTCTTCTTGAAACTTACGGTTGTGTATGTATATTACACCATCCCGGGAATCAATATACCAAGGACCATTTGCATACCCTTTCATCTTTTGTTCTAATTGAACTAAGATGTTATTTCCTATTAATCCCAAGTCACTATCTATCAAGGACTTTAAATCACTGGGCATAGCTACTTGAGCTACTCCACTAAACCGGTTAGCGTAAAGTATCTTTCCAGTAGTAGTTCGACTTTGTTCTGTCGGGACCTGTAGTGACTCGTAAACTTTATTACTTATTATTTGTTTAGCCATTACTGAAATATTTCTATGATTACGCCTATATCATCATTACAACCATTATCCAAGAAGTTGGATAAACTGTGTTCTGATAAATCCGAATGAGTATAAGGTGGTTGGAATCTTAAATCTCCAACTGTATCTATACACTTAATCGTCACATGAGTACCAGTAGAATCGAATACACAATCCAAATCTCTAACCTTGATACTTCGTACTGGGCTAGAGATAAATTGACCATCTGGATATATGTATCCCCACTGAAGGTAAATAATTGAGCTTTCCTGGAGATCTTCGATATCTACAGTATCGGGGTCTCCAGTATCAAATGTAATGGTAGCTAAGTTCTCTTTCTCCTCATCATACTTGTAGCTCCAATTACTTATATAAGCGCCAAGAGGTATGCCAGTAATGGGATTCATTATAGGCATACCTCCAGAATTGAACAGAGCCATGTAAGGTGTTGCTGTTCCATTATAAAGTATTGGTTGGTTAGGTTTTCTAGTTGCCGCCATACATAGGTATTCTTAAAATTTGATAAGGTTCTAATTCTTGAAAAGAGTTCAAGATATTATTAGCTTCAGCAATCAGGTACCACTTACCAGAATCACCATAATAACGATGAGCAATACTCTGTAGGGTTTCTCCATCTAATACAGTATGTTGTTTATCGTTATCTGTATAAGGAACATTAGGAGGAGTTACCTCTAAAGAATAATCTCCTTCATCATACTTAAGAGCAATAGCTCCATCATAAGGACTTGCTCCTGTCATGTATTGATTTAAGTCTATCATATCTGTATCCCTTTCGTATTCTTTAAGTCTTCTTCAGTTACAATATCCTGATAAGATAAGTTATAAGCACTTACTCTTTTGAAGATTAATTCCTGAGTTGCAGCTGCAGGCAATAACTTTAAATCCTCAATTGTACATGACTTACCTGCTACTCGAGTCCTTGAAGCATTTCTGAAATTATTCAGGGTATAGGTTGCAGATGTAAGAATGTACTGATGATTATCGAATATACCAGAACTACCCCACTCGATTTTTAAAATCGGAGGGCTTGCTTGATAAGAGTTTGCCTTAGTCCACATTTCTAATAATCGGCATTTAGTAATTACCTCTTTTGGATTATCTGGGTCATTACAGAACCAAGATACATTGAATTGAATTATATCTTCACTACCAGTATAATGGTACATGGGAGTATTACGTCCCATTGATTTAATCGTTGCCCAAGTAGTTTCTCCTCGGAAATCAATTGAAGGTGGTCTGTTCTGAAGAGTGATATATTGATAGGGGCTAGCTGTAAGATTATAAATCACTACCTGATTCATGTTTCTTACTTCTGGCATTACCAAGAAGAGTTCTTTATTCTTCGTAACATTCTGGCCTTTAGCCGGGTCCATTTCTTCGTATCCAAATGGAACTCCACCTTCTATTTGATGTTTTAATTCCATTCGATATTGAGCCTGAATCCTTTGATTTAACTTAGGATTCTTTGAATTAGCTCTGGGTCCGAATGGGTTATTTGGGTCATATACTTTACCCTTATCTGCAGTATCTTTAGGCAAGGTTGAAGTTGCCCTATTGAGATAGATTCTGGCCCTCCAAAGTTTATTTAAAGGACCAGTAAGAACTCCTGCAGAATCTCTGGTAAGGTCATTGTATTTTTCAACAACCCCACCTGCTATCCGATTTAATATTCTTGCCATGATTGTTTAGTTTAATCCCAATGATATACCAGTAAAATCTTGTTGGCCACCAGGAGCAAAGTCTCCAGCTTCATTTCCATCTACTGATATATTAATTCTTGAATCCTTAAATCCATCTCTGATTGCACTCCTAACGGCATCAACAAAAGCTTGTTGATTTCTATCCTGAATGGAAGCTTTAGTTTCTTCAGAGGTTAAAGCCGCAGTATTCTTATCCACAGAATTTGTAAGACCACCGATTACTTCGATTAATGCAGGAATAGCTATAGAAGCTAGTAGTCCCCAAGGCCCACCTAAGAATCCTAAAAGTCTACCACCAAGTAATCTAGCACCAAATCCCATAGCACCTTTCTTAGCAATCTGTTGGCCTGCAGTTTTAGTTACGGTAGAACCTACTGCTGCTCCAACCCCTGCTCCTGCAAGAGTACTCATTGAAGTAAATCTTCCTCTTGCATCTCTTGCTACTACAGTACCTTTTCGGGTTTTACCTATGGTACCTCCCATTGGTAATGCAAAGAATTTACCTGGAGCCATTTGCATAGCAGTCATTCTCATCATCATTGCTGAGATATTTCTCATGTGACCTTCAAGGATTGAAGCTTGAACATTAGTTCTTACCATACCTTCTGCCATACCATTAGTTTCTGAAGTAGCTAAAGCCTGGAAGGTACTAATCATCTTGATAGTACCCTGAATAAACTTAAATCCCTGATATAGAGTACCTACTACTGCACCAGTTGCAACTACCTTTACCAAGAATTTACCTGCCCAAGTTTCTTGCATACTGTTAATAATCTTTAGGATACCAGAACCTAATTTAAGTACTGGGCTAAAAACTTCGGCAAGTGTAGAACCTGCAGTTACAATAAAGTTCTCCCAGTTTGATTTAAACTGTTCGATAATACCTGCAGGAGTTTGTAATCTTTCTTGAGTTAAATTTTCTACTGTACCACTTGCACCTGCAACCTTATCCATAAGTTCAGTAAGCTTATTAGCTCCAGTCCAGTAATCCTGAAGTAAAGCTGAGGCAGCTCTTGTACCACGAACTCCAAAGATATTAAACAGAGCAGAGGAGATATCTATTCCTCGTTTACCTCTAAGTTTATCTCCCAATATAGATATAATCTTATCTAATCTCAAAAGATTACCCGAGGCATCTACTAGAGTTTTTGGGTCAATGCCTAAAGATTTTAGCATCTCACCACCTCCCTTTTTCTGCCCGGTTACGGAAAGTGTTAAATAGCGCATCATGTTTGCTAATGCAGTACCAGCTGATGAAGCTTGGATACCTTGATTACCAAGTACTCCAATGGCTGCAGCTGCATCACCCATACTGATTTTGGCATTTCTAAATTCTGCTCCTGAATATTGGAAAGATTGGGCAAGGTCTGTTAGAGAAATATTTGCAGAGGTTACTGCAGTTGCCAATTGGTCTACTACCTGAGTAGCATTCTGTGAAGGTATATTAAAGGTCTGCATGACGTTAGTCATCAAGTCAGCAACTCCACCTTTCTGACCAAGAGGCATACTGAAGATAGAAGCTAGCTTAGCTGCAGGGCCAATCATTCTTTCGATTTGCTCTACATTGTTACCAGCCATTGCCAAGTACCTTTCGCCTGATGCAATATCTGCAGCAGTAAGAGGAGTTACCTCATTGACTTCTTTGGCTACTTGCATTAGCCTTGCCTGTTGAGCAGCATTAGCTCCAGACATTTTAGAAGCTAAGAATACTTGGTCGTATACTCCTGCAGAATATTGGTAGGCCCTTGCCATACCTCCAACCAATTCTTTTCCAAACTCAAAAGCATTAGAAGTTGACATTTGAATACCTCGATTCCAGGTATTCATATCGTTCATCATTGTTCTAAATGAGTTCGATATTCTGCCAGCCTCATTAGAGAATCGGTCTCTTAATACCATTGCAACACCGACCTCGACTAAGCTTCTTCTGTCTATCATTTTCTAGTTTTCTTTTTTAAGTTTTCATAATACTCATCGGCTATATCCTTAAATCTTTTCCTTTCTCGATACGGAAGACGCAAAAAGCTGAGATAGTCAATGGCTACCTCAGCTCTACATATATAAGTGAATGTACCTGGGTGGTCTACGCTTCCGTCAGGTAGAAAAAAGTCGGTGAAAGCATTATAGGATATTTATCAATTCTTCCAGGTATACTTGGATGTTCTACATCGGTGTTACCATCGAAGACTGGGTCATATTCAAATATTGTTTTACGAATCTCTGCAATGTCTCTTACTGAGAATAAATGGAAGCTTTCTACCTTTTCCCATTTACCATCAATCTGAAGATGTAAGTTCCTTGCAATCAATGCTGCATTACGAGTTTGTTTTTCTATTGGTAAAGTAACCAACATTCTTTCTCCTGCACCAGTAAGCAAATCAAATTTAACTACCTTACCTGAAGATAGAGTTACTTCGTAATCGGTAAGCTTACCTTGTTCTGGATAATAAGGGATAGCGTTTGGTTTTTCGGCCAATTCCTTTTCTGTAGGAAATTCTCCATAGTTATCGAATAACATCTCGCTTAAGGATTGACCGTAAGTTTGTACTCCGCCTTCTTGGCCCCAATCATATTCAAATTCTACTTCATCACCAAGTGAGAAGATTCTTGATTGAAATAAGATACAGTATCGGTCATTCAAAGGGATACGGTCTGCATCCTCTACCGTTAATCTACGATTAGGAGTAAAGTCGGTATCAACTACAATTGCCTGAATGAACTTAGTAAGGTTCATAAGGTTTCTTACATCCATAGGATTAGATAAGATATCCTCATCTGCACCATTCTGTTCCCTGATTGAGAATTTATAACCTGATGGGGTTATAAACTCATGTGTTCTACAATTTAATTCCATGTTTAAATAAGTTATTTGGTTATACTTTAGTTCATAGTGTTCGCTGTAACAACAAGAAAGGGGTGAGCCCTTTCTAGGAATCCCACCCCTCCCACCTAAAAATCTTAGTGAAAATAGACTAAGCGTTTTTAATACTTATCTACAGTACCTACTGAGAATTCGATACTTTCGATAGTGTTTTCTGAAGCCATTCTGTCCAGGTCTAATCCTGTAATCTTACATGGCCATACCTCTTCGAAGAGGTGGGTGTTAAGTACGGAAACTCCATCTTCAGCAAGTTCATTTACGATTACATTTTCCCAATATTGGCTTGGTACCAAACCTCCACCAGCAATCATATCTTGGCATGAATAAAGCCAATCATGAAGCCATGTATCTGAACCTGCAGTAGTTAAAAGTTTACCTACTACTAAGTTACCTACAGTAACTCTACCGGCAGTTTTAACGTCCCGGTTAACGTCTCCATGAGCAACCTGGTCAATCTCTACATCTGGCAAAGTACAAGTTTGGAACAGATAAGTATTGATTGGGTGCTTAGGGAATGTGATACTCCAAAGGAATTTCTTTCTTGGATTCTTTACTTTTGCTCCCATGTTTTCTTAATTTTATTCGTTAACGTCCTGAACAGATACGGACTTGGATGCCTGGTCAATATAGATGCCCATAGTGATTTCTTGCATCGGAACGATATCCTTGAATTTCAGGATTGCTTTGTATTTACCTTGACGAACATCGGCTTCATTGTTAACCGATAAGTCATTGTACGAGTTAGCGTCTTGGTCACCCATCCAGGTGTATTCAGACATGGCATCTTCATCTACCAAGTTATCCAGCATTGGTTTAACTTCTAGATAAATCTTATTCCAAGTGTTCCAGATATTTGGTTCTTCCAAATACTTTTCTAGAATAGGTCTAAGATTCTTTTTGAGATACAGATTCAATCTTACAATTGCAAGGAATCTTTCGGAATCCTGTTTTACCTGAGAAGAGAAACAATGCCATAGCAAAGTTTGTTTACCTTGATTAGGAACATCTTTGATACAGATTATGTTTACATAATTCTGTGCCAATTCGTTGAGTTCTTTAGTTCTTGAAGGAGAACCATAGTTCGGGCATACCGGACCATTACCATCGTAGATAATACCACGATTCATACCGGCAAAGGATTTCCAAGGTCCGAATTGAGAAGCAGAAGCATCTCCCAATCCTGCAATAGTACCAAGAACATCTGAGTCTACCAAATTACCATCGGCATTGTAGTATTTAATACCACCACCGAAGTAAGCAACATATTTACTGTTACCTACAGTACCAAGGCAAGTTTGAATCCAAGTGATTATTGATTTCAAATCTCTTGGTTGGTCACCCTGAGTATAATGAGTAGTATATTTTGGTACTTCAATGTAGTAGGTATATTCTTGCAGTTCCTTAACCATATCTACAGCAGCCTTGTGTACTTTAAGTACATCGGCAGAAGCTTCAAGATGTTGGTCAATATGTGAACAAAAGATTTGGTATACATCTACGTAATCCTTAACGAATTCCAGAGAAGCAATCCATTCGTCTGAAGTAGGAGTACTACCAGCACTACCAATGGTACCATTCAATTTTACTCCATCGGTAGTGATGGCAGCACCATTGAGTTTGATATCAATTGGGTTTCTTGTTCCATCTACATCATCGGTTAACCATTTGATGAAGTTGTTCCAAGATTTGATGTTCTCTGTCTTTTCAGTTAATACCGGAACGATATATTCTGAGTTCTTTGCAAATGCACTTAGAGCAAGGTAGTCTACAGAAGTATCATTGTTATCATCTGCAGTTTTGTAAGTTACTACAGGACCTTGTTCAAGTACCTGACCGTTAGCACTGATTACTTGGTAGTAAACGGTGTTAGCCTGTTTGTAAATATTCATAGAGAATGTTTCAGCACTACCAACTGGGTCTCCATAACCTTTGGTTACCAAACCAAAGCCAACAGCAACTGAACCAGAAGCGAACTTAAAAAGAGTAGAAGCAGTTGGTTCCTCTGGAGTTGCAGATGCTACTACTGGAGAACCGTCTTCAGCAGCCTTAGGAGCAGATGCAGCTTTAGCTCTTGCTGCAGCAGATACTACACCTTTAGTTGCACCTTTACCAAGTACACGAATAACACGAAGCTTAGAACCACCATTGAAAGCCTTTTCGATGTTTGATACAGAACCATCTGGTACTATCTCAGAACCAAAAACTCTTTGGAATTGAGAAAAAGATTGGATGAGTTCTGACGGGTCATCATAAGGACCTTTAGTAGTTCTAGCCAATACACATGAAACTCCTAACATAGGAGTAGTTTGAAGAACATTGTTGTTCTTAAACTCGAAATTTACAGATGGTGAATTAGGCATATTTATACTAATTAAGTTAATTACTCATTTATTTAATACCCTCTAGTATTGAGCTATTTTACGTTAAGGTTAAGTAAATCTGACTCTTGCTTTTCGGTTAGTCCCATCAATACGGATATATCCTGAATTGGTACAAGTTCACCTTCTTCAGCAAGTCTCTCAGGTAATATACCATCCTTACAAGTATACTGATATACTTTTTCAAGTAGACCATGATTCTCGTCAGGGTGGTCATAGTAATTACCTATTTCGATAAATAGGTTTCCTGTTGGTGCTACCCGACCATCTTCCCATTCTTCTAAGTTATTATAATAAGGTCTTACGTATCCTCGAGAAGGTAATGCTTCATACATAATACTATGAAGTAACCTCATATCGGCTTGAGTATTAGATACCAGGTGAATATCTAGAGTTATATCCTTCGTTTCATAAGGAAATTCAGATGCTTGGTAATTTCCACCCTCTAGTTTATCACCAATGATATATTTGTTCACACCTATATCACCATTATAGAATCCTTGTAGTTCAATGGTAATTCTAGGGCATGTCTTTGCACCCTTAACCTGATTGTTACCTATACCAAATATTGGGATGAATTTAGGCATGGCATCTTTGTCTGCCTGAAACCTTTTTTCATTTTCTTGTGATAAAGGTAAGTAGTCTTCTGGGTTAAGAGTTAAACCTTTCTTAAGTGCTGTTTGTAATAGGCAAATATAAAAGGTTCTTTCTACGATTTCTTCTGCATTTACCATATCATAAACTTCTTATTGCTAATATACCAAATGTACCTTTGCCACCATCAGAGAATTCTACATCCCAACCTCCAGATATAGATGATATAGCTAGTTGAGATTGTCTAGCATGAGCTGTACCTGAAAAAGTAGACATAAAAGTATTAGCTACATTACCATAACCATCAACCCAATAAGTTGTAGTTGAAGTAGTTGGTATAGAATTAATAACTACCCTTTGTTCACCAATAGCTGGTATTTTAAAAGAAGCTACACTCTTATCTACTTCTTTACCCTCGATGTATTTATACTTATAACCTGTAACTGTAAAACCAGAAGAACCCTCTAATCCTGTATTACCTAAGTTTACATTAACATGAGGTTCTATATTATAAGAATAGGTTACTTCACCAGCTGCCTGAGTTACAATTACTGTTTTAGTTAGACCACCAACTTGCTTGATAGTTAAAGTTCCACTGAGAAGCTGTTCCGTATGATTCTTAGAAGTAATGGATACCTCTAGAGTCTTTTCTTCATTATCAGTAAATCTTAGTCCAGCAGTAAATGGAGGTTCCTCTAGGAATTCTGCTGTAACTTCTACATTTTCCCAATCTCCTTGGGGTGTACCATTAATCATTTCCCTACGTTGAGAAGTGATTGCCAAAGTATCAGAGCCACCCTTACCCAATATGTTTATGGCTTCCTTATCTACTTCTAATTTGTATTCGTAGTTAAGGCTGCCTTTCTTTTGAATAAGATTTACAGTCTTAGGTACTCCATTAACTGTAATGGTAAGGATGGCTTTTTTATCTGCTTCTGTATCATTCACTTTTAACGGATGTACCATTACGAGTGCAGGACCAGTACCAGATGTTTTATCTGCTTCAAAATCTGCCATTACTTTGTATATTTTCTAAGTTCTTTTCTTAATTGATTTCGTATCTCTTTCTCTAAAACTACGTTTCCACCTGCTGCCTCGAAAGCAGGTTTCCATAAAGGACGAGGTGGAAGATTACCATCTCTACTACCATACTCTAACATGATAGCAATTTGGTTAAGTGTTTTTCGAGAAGTTCTACCAGAGTATGTTATCTTCCTTAATCCTGGAGGAAGACCAACAAAGGTTCTATCTTTCTGAGTTACCATTGTAACTGACCTTGCATATTGACCAGTAAGGTTTAATAAAGTATGTGCTCCATACTTCTTAAGTGTAGCAGTAGCATGAGGAGGCCAAGAAACTTTGGAACCAGGTGGAGGTAGACCATTATTTAAACTACGCCTTACTATACGAAGAAGTTGATTGCCAAACTTTCTAGTACCTAACTCGTATCCGAGCTTCATGATACTTGGAGTCTTGGCAATCAACCTCTCAGCCTGACGTTGTTTAACAGGGTCTACATAAATCTGAATATCACATAGATTATTCGAGAGGTTTATGTTAACCTTTCTGCTTGCCATCTTTATTCTTATTTAATCCCAACTCACTGGCAATCTTCATAAGAATATCTTGTTGCATGGATAACTTCTCTGCTACTTCGGTTTTAAAAGCCTCGAACTCTTCTTGCTTATAAGCCGGAGCTGGTTGTTGTTGAGGAGTTAACATACCTTCAATGGTATGATATATGTTATCGCATTCAGTAACTATTGCCTCATATTTATCTCGGTTATTGAGAATATTTACGGCATTAGTTCTTTGGATATTTACTTCGTTTACGATATTGCGTAAGTCGGTAGTGTAATAAATATTATTATGAATACCTTCTGCAGCATCTGTAGGAAGGTATATTGTCAAAGAGGATACAGAATCTTGAATAACGATTTCTGTATTTGCGGCAAAGCTTCCATCTGGGCCAGTGGCTCTAGGTTTGCTTTCACCTACTTTTAATACTTGGGCCTTATCAAAGATTGGATACCCAGAACGTCTGTCTCTCTCTAAGGTGTATATGGTATCACCTTTCTGCAATTTAGAAAAAATCAAATCTTCCATGTTCATCTTTTATTAATTAAGTTTAAACCAAATGATACTGCACCTGGATTCCTTTGCATAAAGTCTACCAGGTTTAAGAATTGATAGTATCCAAATTGGTCAATGAGTGACTGTGCTTTGTTTGCTACTTCCTTTGCTATCTCTGCATTGGGAGCAGGCAATGTAAGTTGAATAGTAAAATCTTTTAGTTGATTTCCATTGGTTGGTTCTTTCTTAATCTCTTCACTTTCCATATCGTTTTATCTTTAGGTGGGTATAAACGAAAAAAGGAGTACACCTATGTAAGATGCACTCCTTCCTAATCTGGCTTACGTAATGACGACGGTCATTATTAAGCCGGGGTTGTGGATGTAGTCTTAAGAGCTGCAACTACTGACTGGATAATGTTCTGGTCTCTCTGAGCATCTATCACTCGATTGAGGCGAGCAATCTCGGTGTCTTTGGCAGTGTTCTCGATGAGGCACTTGATTTCCTGTTGGCCATTCTTGAGGTCACAGCAGCAACGTTCCAACTGAAGAGCCAAGTCAGATTTTACTTCTTTAATCAAGCCTTTGGTTTCACAGCAGCAATCCGACTGTTGGTGTTCCATGTGGCAGAGACGATCCATAACACGGTTGAAGCCTGCGCCCATTTGGTCACGAGAATCTCGGATATCCGAATTCGTTTTGTAACCCAAATCGCAAAGACCTCTTTCCGTAGTGAAACGATTGTTAAGGATTTCCCTACCAACACCGGCAACCATCATTACAACCGCGGTCAGCGACGATTACGCCCTCACCACCAGATTTAACTTCTACTCCCATAATCTTTGAGTTTTAAGTTGTTAAACATAAAGTTAATTTTTAAAGTTATTCGTATATGGCCATATACATTAATAATGCTATAGTATCGTATTATTACTAATACAGAGACTTACCCGTAGATTACTTCAAAGTGGATAGTCGGATGGTCAAAATTTTTTGGAGTAAGTGTAACTGTTGCAATTGTTACATTATTACTATTAGGATAAGAACTTCTTAAACTTACTTCTAACCTTATACCTCCACCATAAGCTCCAGATTCTGAAAGTATTGAAGGAGTTATCAAAAAATAATTGTTCATACCGGGAGAATATTCAATACCCATTTGATAATCCTGTTGAGAATAACCTACTGACAACCCCTTATTGGTTTCTGTGGGACTACTACTATCCAAATCCTCAATGGTTCTTGCTTGAAGATTACTTAGTCTAGCTTTCATAGGTTTACCAGTTTGAGGCTTTCCAGTAATCATGCAATTTATTACTCCAGTAGCAGGTAAGTTACACCAAACTCCGGTATATCCTCCAGGAGTCATATCCCCTATGTCAGTAGCATCTGAAGAATCTGGGCTATACCATTGGTAAATAAGGGGGATTTGATTACTATCACCGTAAGAGTAATAGTTACCCAACTCTGCATGAAACTCTTGTTTAATAGTTACGGGTTTAGTCTGAGTTACGTATAGGTATAACCTTTTATTTGATGGATTACCCGGTTGAGTAAAGGTCCTGGTAGCCTGCCTATCATAATCTTCCTTATTCTCATCTACCAAATAAGCGTAGTCATAATTGTTTTGGACAGTTTGACCGTTTTCTAATAACCTACCCCAACTTACTGGAGTTGCAGTATCTTCGTCTTCATTAGGTTTTATATACTCTGTATAGGCAACCTGGGATTGATTGCTAGCAAGTAAGTACTCACATTTAGAAATTATGGTTATAGGAGAAATGCTACCTGCACTAGAATCATGACTTACATTCTTTATAGTTACACTTTCAACTTGGTCATACCATTGGAAGGTCCACCTCTTTACAGTTGCTACTGGTTTATGAGTAAGGTACAGATAAGCAGATTTACTTGGGTAATCGGCTATCCTATATTGTACTGTACCCTTTAAATCGAATACCGAACCATTGATAGACTTAGGATATGCCCTTACGGTAGTTATAGTTGGGTCATATGATAACGGTGTATTTGTAACTGTAAAGGAATCTATACCAACTCCACTAAAAATAACTTCGTATTCTGCAGCTTCCTCAGTATCAGATTCTATACCATTAATTACTGGTTTTCTCCAACATTTTAAATCTATAGATTGACCATGACTAGAACCAAACTGAGTATATTCCCAATTCATGGAATATCCCCCTACATCGGGATTACCATTAAAACCAATATAATAATTATAGGATACAGTTGCAGCTGATTGGTTGATATCTACTTGGTCAAGCTTATTCGAACCAACCTGCCGAAGAGTAACCGTAGCACTTCTAATCGAAGACACCATGTTTTCCAAACAAGTTACAGAGAATTCCACTTGAGTCATATCGTTACTGTTTTTGGTAACTTCTAACCAATTCTCTTCTATGGTATCTATGGTCACCTCTACAAATTCTTTTGTTGAAGTTTGTGTACCATTGACTACCTTTGTTCTGTAAGAATTACATATGATAGTATCAGGGTCTATCGTCTTAGCAGGTACATTCAGTATCTTAGATGAAGGCGAATAAATACTGAAAGTATAATCCCAAGTTACTACAGCTGCAGATTGATTAATCAAAAGAGTAATTCGTTTATTACTACCAGACTGTTGTAATACAACTGCACCATTTCGTATACTTTCGGAAGTATTTTCATACACGGGAAGAGTAACATCATAATCGGCTCCTGGACCTGTAGTACTAGAAACTTTAGAGGATAAGACACCAGTCCAATTCGGTTTACTGAATAGTGATACATCTACTCGTGTATAAGATGATTCTTCTACTCCGTTTACAACTCTATACCTTCTGGATTTAATTACAGCCCTAGGAGTTGCACCTGCAGCAGCCACAGAAGGAAAATCAGAAGTAACTTCAAAGTAATAATTATAACCAATACTAGCACCAGATTGAACAATATCTAATTGCAAAGATTTTTGAGAATTGGTTAAGGTTAATTTACCAGACCTACTACTTTCGGAGCCATTAGAAATACCCGTTGCCTTTACAGTATAATAACCATTGTTGGCATACTCTACGGAAGTTAAACTAATCCAACCAGGATTTGTATCTACTTCAGGAGCTTCATTATGCCAAGTCTTTAGAGTACCATTTATAACGTCATAATATCCTGACTCTACAGAAGCTACTACCTGGCCTCCTACAGCAGGAATAGTATTGAATCCAGATACTTCTCTTAATACCCATTGCTGAGTTATTGTACCTGCAGCTTGATTACATGTAATCTGTATCACTTTATTAGAACCATTCTGTTCATATGATACTTTACCATCTCTTGTAGAAGTAGTTTGGTTCTCTTGCATACTAATACTGGTTCCTAGTACAGTTCCAATATGTTCAGTACTTGTTGCATGTATATAACTTACGTTTTCTCTAGAACCTTCTACCAAAGACCCATTAATGTACTTTTCACGATAACTGGTAATGGTAATAGATTTAGCAGTACCCAAAGCATCAAAGTTTAAAGTAGTTGGTGAAGCGGTGAATGTATACCTCCATTCTACTAAGTATGAACTTTGAGTTACCGTAACTTCTTTATATACAGTATCCATGGTTGCCCTTACTACAACGCTTCTTTGATTGGCAGTTGTGTTTTCTGCAACCGTCAAAGTAGTACCAGATAAACTGAATCCGGTTACTGCAGTAGGTATACTTAACGTAGGAGTACCAGTAGCATCTGATGCTGCATTAGTTGCACCTGAAGACCAATGGTTAGTTCTACTTGCCCTTGCACTTGCAGAGATTTGTGATGTACCACCTTGCTCAGTAAATGTACTTGGGTTTGCCGAAATAGAAACTACCCATGTACCCTGAGTTACGTTAGTTATTTTATTCTCTGCTTGGTATATATCAATTGAAGCATTGCCAGATTTACCATTAAGAGTAACGGTTAATGTACGGCTTCCCAATTTAGTTCTTGCCTTTGCAGTCGTGCCCAGATTAGAACCCGATATGTTTTCGGACCATACTACTGAAGCTCCAGAACTTATAGTACCACCATCATTGGTTTTACCATTCCATCCCCAAAGTTGAGAATAAGTATAAGTAGGTGTAGCTGCAGTTCCTCCAGATGCAGGGATATCAGCGATGCTTCCTAAATATACAGTAGGTGTACCATAGGTTTTTACACCAGCTGCCTGAGACAAAACTGGTGTTAGTTTCTTACCGGATTCTGCCTGAGTAAGAGTATCAGTATAAGAACGAGAACTTTCAGACTTATTTTCTAAAGCTTCGTAATACCCACTCTCTACTGAAAGCCATGATGGTAGACTAGGCCTTGAATAATCAACATTTACTGGACTACCCACAGCTTTACCATTTATATACTTTTGCTTATTCGAAGTAATAGTTAATTCCGTAGGTGTACCTTTACCACCTATAGCATTAAATACTAATGAATTATTCTTACTTGTAAAAGTATATTCCCAAGTTTCAACTCCTGCATCCTGAGTAAATTGAACTGTTATCTGTTTACCTGACTCATTCTGAGTAAAGGTTAAACTTGCAGAACGTTGATTTAGAGTTGTATTTCCTGAAGCTTTATAACCTTCATCATAAACAATCCAGTCCGGATAAGCAGATTGGGTATAACCCACAGAAATAGTATCTCCGATAGCTACTCCATCTATCTGTTTTTGTTTAGTAGTACCTAAACCAAACCACCGAGGAGTAGGATACCCTCCCAAAGCTGGGAAGTTTAAAACTGTGTCTACTACAGTAAAAGCATATCTATAGGTTACCTTATGAATATCAGAAAGTTGTACGGTTTCATTGTTTCCATAGGAACTGGCATTGGATATTTCCAAGCCAACGTAATTTTCTCCCGTTCCTGTAGGAGAGAGTGCCAACAATTCAGCCTTGGTAGGGCATTCGTTTGAATCCTTACCAAGGCCTACTTTAGTTTTGACAGCACTCCATGTTGCTATCTCACCCATATTAATCTAAGTTTGTGAACAAAAGTTTTTCTCTTAATTCATCAATCTCGGCTTTCAGAAGTTTAATACCTTCGATTGCCAATACTGACATCTTAGAATAATCTACCTCTTTAACCAGGATATAGGTTTCTCCATCCTTTTCTACCTTTTCGAAGGCTTCTGGATTAGGAACTGTTTCAGGTTTAACCGTATTCTCAGAAACTAATTCTGGGAAATATTTTTCGATTGTCTGAGCAATTGTACCTATATCGTGATTACCACGAATCATAAATGAATCCGTAGGTATAGAGCAGATTTCATCGAGAGTATGTTCCAATGGTTTAATGAAAGTCTTAAGTCTTTCGTCAGATTCTTTCCATAAACCAGAAGGAGCAGATACCTTCTTAAAGATAATCTCAGCAGTAGTACCCAATCCCAACTGGTCTCTTGTTACTCCATGAGGATTACTCATGTTCTGCATGTGAGTAGTAAGATTGGTTTGAGCATTGGTACCTGCAGCCTTGGCATCTGCAATAGCCGTAGCTTGAGCAGTAGATACTGGTTTATCTGCATCTGATGTATTGTTAACATTACCTAATCCCACTTGAGCTTTAGTTACTGCATGAGGGTTAGATTTATTACCGATATGAGAATCTACTTTGGCATTCACAGTAGTATCTGCTTGAGCTCTTGTTGCAGCTTCATCTGAAATTAACTTCTCTACTCTTGTAATCTCACCTTTTCTGTCATTGACTTCTTTAGTGATATTATTCTGGAGAGTAGTATCTGCACCTCTTAAGTCTTCAGCAACTAATTCAACTGCAGCTTCAAGGTCAGTTCTTACTTGAGTATCTGCAGCTTTTCTGTCGGATACCTCTTTATTGATAGCAGTAGTGAGTTCTGTTTTAGCAGCAGCTATTGCAGAATTTCTATCTACTACCTCTTGAGCAATATCATCAGCCAATTCTCCTTGCAAAGCATTAATAGCCTCAGTTCTTGCTGTAACCTCATCTGAGATTTGTTTTGGTAAAGTAGTATCAAGCTTAACCTTATCTGCAGCAGCCATAACACCAGCTTTAGCAGATGATGCAGTAGGAATTTGTAATCCTTGGATACCAGTACCATCTGCCCTTTCATAATTTATGGCAGCTTTAGAGGCATCTGTAACAATTGAGATTAATCGTATAGGATTAAAAGCCATAAGAGCATTAAGATTATCCGTAGTGGTTTTACCTTTTGCTCCATCATAGGCAGTACCAGTAATCTCTCCAATTACTACTCCACCAGAAACAATCAGAGACCAAGTAGTACCAGTCCATCTAAATTGATAACCAGGTTCTCCAGTAGTTACATTCTGATAAATCTTTCCTGCCTCTCCAGTTATTGGTGTATTATGGTCGGCATCTGAAAAGAGAGCTATATTAGAAAGATCTCCAGTAGGAGACTTATCGTAGGTTGCATATACATCAATTACATCATCTACATATGAAGGTAATTGTTCAGCCGGTACTTTACCATTTTCATCCAGAGAAGCTAATCCACTAGCTTGTGCCTTAGTTGCAATGAAGGCATCTAGGGCATCCTGAACTCCTTGTATATCCTCGGTTAATTCCGTTTTCAAGGCAGCATCTGCTTCTGTTCTTGCAGTTACCTCATTATCAATTCGAGTACCCAATGCAGTATCAGCAGCAATTCTATCCTGAACTTCTTTATTGATAGCCGTAGTTAACTTGGTGTCTAAGGCAGTATCGGCATCTTTTCGATTCTGAACCTCGGTAGCTATTGAAGCTTCTAAAGTGGTCTTTGTAGTTTGGATTAATTCTTTGAGTTCTGTTTCCAGTTCTGAAGTATCAGTTCCAAGACCATCAATCAAAGCCTTCAAAGCTTTACCTTGTTCTGCACTTAATGGTACCTTAGTTCCACCTGCAGTTAAGTTATTTACTACATCTCCTTCGATAAGAATTTTACCAGCTCTTACTGTAGAAATAGACCAAGCACCTTGAGCAGTTCTCTTGAACTCTCTGTAGAATTCCATACCAGCCAATTCATACATAAATCTCAAAGTAATGGCACCAGTAGTAGGACCACTGAGTTGTAAACTTAATCTAAATTGTTGATAGAAATTGTTGCCGGTATCTACCAATATATAAGGACGGTGTGTAGTGTTATTTGCAATCTCATTAAGCAATTCATCAGTAAATACTGCTGCAATCTCTTCTGAGGTTGCCGAAGCAGATATATTGAATGCTGCTGCCGGGATAATAATTGGTTCTAATTGAGCATCAAGTTTTTTCAAAGAATCAACTACATCAACTGAACCGCCCATATAATTCGTATCAGTAAGAGCTGGCATTCCCAAATCATTGGTAAGACCTACTGCAGCTTTTACCTTATTGAATTTAGAATCAGCATCTGCTTTATCGACTTCAATTCGTTTTTGTACTTTACCAAAAGCTGCCGAAGTAGTATCTGTTACCTTTACATCCAAATCTGCAGGAGTAGTACCGGTTGCCTTTACATAGCCATCGAGTTTGATATCAGTACCATTAAGTACTGGATTAGAATCCAAACGATGAGTATTGATAGTATGAGCATTGGTAGCATCAATATTATCCTGCAAAGTAGTATCGGCTTCAGTACGGGCAGTCTCTTCAGCATCAATATTATCCTGCAAAGTAGTATCTGCAGCTTCCCTTGCATCTTCTTCATTATCGATACGAGTACCTAATTCATTGTCGGCATTGGTACGGTCTGTAACTTCTTTATCGATACGAGCATTCAGACGAGTATCTTCTTGAGTTCTTGCATACTCCTCGGCATCAATATTGTCTTGGAGAGTTTTGTCAGCAGCTTTTCTTTCTGCAATCTCAGTATCGATACGAACTCCCAGTGCAGCATCAGCAGCAGTTCTTGCAGCTTCTTCTGCATCCAGGGCATCTTGAAGAGCCTTATCTGCAGCCATTCTTTCTTCCCTTTCGGTTCCCAGGTCTGCAGTATTCTGGTCGATTTTACCTTCCAACCGAATGTCTTCTGCCTTACGAGCAGCAATCTCAGTTTCAAGTAAAGCCTTAACTTCCAGATAAGAACCAGAAATATTATTCTGAATACCCTGAATCAATTCCAAATTTCTCTGAATGTTTGCAGCATTCTGAGTGATAAGAGCATCTTGGTTATTTGCTCTTGCCAACAATTCAGTACGAGTTTCAGTAACATAGGTTCTTAAGTCTTCTACTGTCTTGGTCAGAGTAGTACTTAGAGTAGTAAGCTTGGCATCTAAAGCAGCATCACCTTCAACTCGTTTTTCGGTTTCTGTCTCAATCTTCGTAGTTAACTCATTTAACTTCTGAGTCATGGTTGTTGCGAAGTTGGGGTCATCGCCTAATGCCCTAGCAATCTCTTCCAGAGTATCCAATACACCAGGAGCAGAACCAATGATTTTCTGAATTGCAGCTTCTACCTCAGCTTCAGTTTGGAATCCTGAATCATTCAGAAGTTCAGAAACTTTAGTTATGTAATTAGCATGTTCCTCGATTCCATTAAGTTTATTCAGAAGAACATCGGTAAAGTCGTTTGAAGAAAGTACCTTACCATCTACTTTATCTACCTTCTTAGATTCAAGACCCTGGATAGCAGTTGTACGGTCTGAGATTTCCTGGGCAATCTTATTATCTAATAGGGTATCGGCATTAATACGGTCTGTAACTTCTTTATCAATGTTTACCTGAAGAGCTGTGTCACCTGCTAAACGAGTATTAGCCTCATCTGAGATATCCTTAGTTAAGCCATTTACTTCGTCTTTATGATTTGCTATTGCAGTATCCAAATTGGCCTGTATAGCATTCTCTCTAGCGGTTGCTCGGTCTTTCTCAGTATTGATTGCTACCGTGTTAGCTTCTACCTTTGCTTTGACTTCATTTAAACCTGCAGTAGAACCAGTCTCCAAAGAATCAATTCGGTCACTTAAAGTTTTATCTGCTGCTTCCCGGTCCTTAACTTCTTGAGTAACCTCACCTTCTACTCGAGTAATCTCGGATGAAGTCTGTTGGCTTAAGTTAGATATCTGACTTTCAATCTTAGTTTCAAGTGCAGTATCTGCAGACTTACGGTCTCCAATTTCCTTATCCAGGTTTACTTGAAGGATTTGGTCTGCTGCCTTACGTTCAGCTGTTTCTGTACCCAAAGCAATGTTGGTAGTATCAATACGAGAACTCAGATTACTGTCGCCATTAGTACGGTCCACAATTTCCTCATTAACCATATCCTTAACTTCTTTGTAGTTATCAGCAATGGTTTTATTCATGGCAGTGATTGCCTCAGAGTTCTTTGTGATATTTGCTTGGTTAGTAGCAATAGCCGTAGTATTAGCATTTACCTGAGCAGTCAATTCGTTCTTAACCGTATTGATAGCATCCTGCATTGACAAAGCCAAATCCGAAACTCTCTGAGTAAGAGCAGCAATATTATCGGTATGGGTTTTATCTGCTTCCTTTCTATCAACAGTTTCTTTGTCGATATTTGCCTGCAAGATAGCATCAGCATCTTTACGGTCTTGGATTTCTTTTGCCAGGTTATCTTTAACTACTTGAAGAGCAGTATTTCCAGTAGCAGCCGAGTTATCTACATACTCTTTAAGTTCTTCCTTAAGAGCAGTATCTGCTTCAATTCTTGCGGTTTCTTCATCAGTTATATTTGCCTGGAGGGCTACATCAGCAGCTTCCCGGTCTTCAATCTCTTGGTTTACCTTTTCTGTGATTGCTGCCAACTTCTTGGTGATAGTTGAAGCAAAGTTAGGGTCATCGCCTAATGCCCTAGCAATCTCTTCCAGAGTATCGAGTACTTCCGGTGCAGAACCAATAATCTTTTCAATTGCAGCTTCTACTTCTGCTTCAGTCTGATAACCGGCATCATTTGCCAATTGTGATACCAAGGTAATGTAATTTGCATGTTCCTCGATTCCATTCAATTTGGCAAGCAAGAGATCTGTAAAGTCATTCTTAGTTAAAGAATAACCTTCTCTTTTATCTACCTTCTTGGAATTAAGGTCAGCATCTGCAGCAATACGAGCTTCCTTCTCTGCTTCAATTGCAGCAAGTACATCGGACTTATCACCATCAGTCTTTTCACTTAGGGCAGTTATCTTCTGGTCAAGGATTTGGTCCTGAGCAGTACGAGTTGCAGCTTCAGAATTAATATTAGTCTGAAGAACCTGGTCTGCAGATTCCCGAGCTTGAGCCTCTTTATCAATGTTTACCTGGAGGGTATTATCTGCATTGGTACGGTCAGCTACCTCTTTGGTAATTGAATTCTGAAGAGTTTCATCGGCAGCTTTACGATTTACTACCTCATCAGAAAGTTTACTTTCTAAGGCAGCATCACCAGTTTGACGATTAGTGATTTCTTCAGTGAGTTTCAACTGAATGTTTGCATCTGCATTTGCTCTCAATTGGGCTTCTGCAGCAATGTCTTGTTTGAGCTCTGCCTTATCATTGATATGCAATGTATTCAGTTGGTGAATACTTTCTGATAAAGCATCGTCAGCCGTTTTACGAAGCTCAGCTTCTTTATCTACCAAGTCTTTAGCATATGCCTTAGCTTCTGCCAATGAACCAGTAGTTTCATTTCTGAGGTCTGCAATGTCAGCAGTATTCTTATCGACTTTTGCTTCTATCTTATCTATCTTATTGATAAGGTTAGTAACTGCAGTGTCGATTTTATCATTAAGTAAATCCACTGCCTTAATGAAATTAGAGTTAACCTCACTAATTTGGGTACTCAGTTTCCCTTCCTCCTCCTTAGCTCGGTTAACTTCATCTGTCAGTGCATTACGTAAATCCGTTAATTTGTTGGTAATTGTAGTAGCAAAGTTGGGGTCATTTCCCAATGCTTCTGCCAATTCCTTTAATGTATCAAGTGCATCATCGGCACCATCAATCAAATCACTGATAGCTTGTCTTACCTGTTCTTCAGTTTGGAACTTAGTATCATTCTCCAACTGAGAAAGCTTAGTGATGTAGTTTGCTCTTTCTTCAATGCCTTCCAGTTTCTCTTTGAGTTTATCCGTGAAGTCATTTTTAGATAAGTCGTATCCTTCTCTCTTATCTACCTTATTGGCAATAGAAAGAACGAATGCCCAGAACTCATTAATAGTTCCAGCAAACCCGGCCTTTACGAAGTCATCAAAATAACCTTGTAAAAGTCTTTGGTCAATTTCTTCATTTGTGTAATACTTACTTACGTACATATTGTTATTATTTTAAGGATTGATTACTTGCTTACCACAGAAGAAGTCAGAATTCTTATCTCTGAATGGTTCTCCTTCTTTTCCACAGAAGGCATTCATTGGAATATCTGGATGTTCTGGGTCTGGGTCTCCCCCGTCTTCAATATCACCCCTGATTATTGCATAATCTGGAAGTTGATTGATACGGAATTTTATCACCTGGCCAATACCCGGATGAGGTATTATCTTATCCCAAACTTCTCCAAAGTAATCTTGAAAGCAAGTAACGAACTTACCTCCAGTCATAGACTGAAATGTAGTAACGTCTAAATTACTTTTCTTACTTTCAATATGTACTCCAGATGTACCGTTCAAGACAATCAGGTTACTGTCAAACCAAATACCGTTTCCGGTATTAATTGGTTTCCATCGTAACATTAACATCTTTGCCATATACTTTTCAATTTTATTCTACGAATTGTATTTTGGTATCTCGGTCCCTTTTTAGGATAACCATGAAGACTAATGCTTCATCCTTGGCCTGAGCAACTTGTGTATCTCCAGAAGGTTTATAAGTAATACCATTAATTACGAACCTATCTTCAGACCAGTTAAAATCCCAATAGCCTTCTGGAGTTAAATGTCCCAGTTGTTCTATATATGATTTAGTAACCAGTATTGATAAATTCTCATCATCGAGTTCTCCAGTTACTGTTGCCTTATTAATAGGCCAGTTTCTGAAGGCATTGTAATAACATAATGCCTCGATTGGTATATTATAATATTTAGGGATTTCATCTTCTCCATGACTTAGGAGTTGATTTACATTCTTTGCCCAAGTTATAGTTTGCCTACCAGCATCTATATCCAAGAAATCATTTATAATCTTCTTGTATCTATCCCAAGACCGGTTCTTAACCAATCTATGAGGAGTCTTGGTCATCGTTTTCTAATTAAGGTTCTACCATTACGTTTTACTGGAGAGCTGGGGTTTGGCCCATCTATTAATCCAGGTCTTCTTCTGTCTACTACTCTTGGAACTACTACATGACTTGCTTGGTCACAGAATGGTAAGTAGATTTCCAATCGTCCAGCTAACATACAAAGGTTTTTTCTTAACTCGTCTATGATACCACCAGGTTGCATTGCTTGAGAAAATGTTTTCCATAGGGAAGATGTTGCATCGGCAAGTGTATCATAGTACTGTACTTCAGTAGGCCCAGTTGTGATTTGTTTGATTCTATCACCTCGAGCTTGTTCCGGTTTAGAAGAACCATCACCAACTTGTTCTTTGGTTGAAGTAAGTTGACTTAGGTATTCTCCTGTACTTGTTAATAAATTAAGGAGCTTAACATTGAGATAATCCCATGCTGCCAATTCCATAATTAATTGGTTTTCTAGAGCTTCATACATTAACTCATCATTATATTTATCCAGTGGGATAATATGATTTACTAGCGGTTGGATATATAACTGCCATTTAGTTATGTACATTGCTTTCTCTTCTGATGACATACCATCTGAGATTTCTGAAGGAATGTAATAATTGATTAGGTTATATATACTATCGGTTAATGTAGTTTTAGACTCGGTATTTACAATTACGGTTTTAGTTGCATTTAAGTTAAGTCCTTCGGAGTTCGTTATGTTCAACGCTACTGTATAGAATCCGGACTTTTCATAAGTATAAGTAGGTTGTTTAACATCATAAACGGACCCCTTATCATCACCAAAGTCCCAGTCAAAAATGGCCTTGGCTGGGACTTTGGTTAATACTCTAAATGAAACTTCCAGACCATTCGCAATAGCTACAAAGTCTAGATTGTCCATGGTATCTTATTTTTTAGATTCTTCGAACTCTTCCAACAGAACCTGAATCAGAGTTTCAACTGTATCACCTTTGTCGGCAACAATTTCGTGACGAGCAGCGATAAGGGTTGCTTCTTCGAGAGTATAGGCTTTGGCAATCTTTTTGATTTCCATACCTTTTTCGAACTGAGCATTCAGTTTCTTTTCCAACTTATCGATGTCATCATTGGAGTATTTGTCGACAGCTTTCTTATCAAGAACCAAACGCAGGTGACCTGAATTCAAAGCCATCTGAATCTTTTTAGTTCTGTACTGTCGAGCACTCAATTCTTTTTCTTCTCCTCTACAAATTGTAATACCTGTAGATTGGTCATGGAAGCTGTAAGCTTTAGCACCTACAGTTACTTTATATTTATCCATAATTTTACTAAGTTTTTAGATGTTTAAAATTAGGGGTAGGTCCTCGCAAAACCTACCCCATCAAGAAATGGAATTATTTGTAAAATAAACCAGGTGTATTATTACTCAAGGTTAACCAAGAGATACGGGTCAATGTTCATAAATTCGGGGAATCCAAGTTCTGAGAACTTCTTCTCTGCAGACAGAATCAATGCAGCATCCTGATACATCTTAGAGAAGCCTGTAGTCAGAGTAGCATAGATTGCCTGAGTCTGATTTGATACAATTCTTTCTGATTCAAGCATCAACTGTTTTGCAGTCAGTTTAATCAAAGCAGCAGTTGTATCAATCAACAGCAAACCTTGGTCAGGTGTTCCCGGATGAATATAGAAGTTAGCATTCTTAGGTACCGGAGACTTCACGTTCAGTGTAGCTTCAGTTGTACCAGAATGACGTTCTTTGAATTCCGGCAAGTTCAGCATTTCGATTGCCTGGTCTTCACCACCAATCATAGTAGTAAAGTTACGTCCCATACGAGCAGCTCTTACCCAGATATGTAGCAAGTCTTTGTAAGTGATACCATTCGTAGTTTCATATACACCGATAACCGGAGCAGATTCTGAACCATCAGGTTTGTTACCGTTGATAACAACATCCATTGCCAGAGTATCCATTGCATAACCAAGCTGAACACCGAAGTCACGAAGGTAGATTGCCAATACATCCAGAGATACGTAGTTACGAACTTCATCAGTAAGTTTGAATCCCTTACCAATTTTGAAGAGACTTACTGATTTCTGTCCAAAGCTTACATCTCCCAATGGGATAGTTTCTGCTTCGTTAACCTTTGCAGGTGCAGCATCGGACATATTAATCATCGGCATGATTGCGCTAAGACCACTGATTGACTGGTCAGATGCAATAATCTCCGGATAGAACGGAGCTTGACGCATACCAAGAGTGATAGCAGAACGAATTATTTCCGGAACAATCCAACGAACATCTTGCTGAGGCATCGTGAAGATGTTTTCCATTGTGTCGATTTTCGGATTGATATCCAACTTCTCGAACAATTCATCTTGGGTAATACCCCATTTACCAGTGGTAAGTTCACCTAATGTGATGTCCACAGGTTTTTTGTTCTGTGAACCTTGACGGTAAGCATCCAACTGCTGTACCATTTGAGGAAGTTCTTTTGCGAAGTCTTCTCTCTTCAATTTTGAAATATCAACTTTTTCCATGTTTCTTCTTCTCTTATTTAATAAGTACTTGAATTACCTCGTTTGCCTCATCTGCAGGTGTGATGGCAATGAAAGGTGTAGCATCTGTCGACTGGTTTGCTTTTACAAATCGGCCGTTCAGTAAGTCACCAGAGGGAACTACATATCCTGCTTTTAAGTCAGCAGCATTAGATACCCAGTTACAAATCATGTAACCTTCCACAGCAACAGTTACCTCTACTGGGAATTTGTTCTGTGCTTGGTAAGCAGGATTTACATTGTCGGTTACTGCCACTCCGATATATACCTGAGTAGGTTTAGTGTAAGGTTCAATTAAACCGTCTTCTCCAAGAGCTACCGGCATACCTTGCAAAATTGTTTCACCATATTTTACACAGAAAGCTTGGTGCAATTTGTGTGATTCACTTTTGTAAATCACCGCTCTTGGGGTCTTTTCCCCAAACAGCGTCATTGGCTGGTCTTTGTTTACGATTTTAGTCATAACAGTGATATTTATCGATTATTACTTGAATTTCTTCTTATACAAGTCTTCGAGGGTTTCCGAAGTAGACTTGGCTTCTGCATTCGAAGTAGTTGCAGGTTTCTGAGTTCCAGTCTTTTCATCAGTCTCTGCAACAGAAGAAGCACGGCTTACATCATGAGAACCACAGCTTGCACATACCATTGGGAATTTTTCTTCCAGACGACTCTGATAATCCTTAGTTAAGGAGATGAGAGTAACGATGCCAGTAGTTTCGGCATTCAACATTGTAACAATAGTTTCATCGGCTTTGTCACCCATCAACTTCTTGTAAGTAGTAACAGCATTTTCACGGAGAGAAGCAATGTGATTCTTTCCTACAGTTGCCATTTCCTTCAAGTTTGCAACTTCTGCATTCAGGTTGGTAATCTGTTCTGTAAGAGAAGATTTCTCTGTAGTAAGATTATCTACCGTTGTCTGAAGACTGTTTTTGGATGATACCAAGCTTTGAATACAAGAAATAACTTCTTCCTGAGTCATTTCTTTGCCTTCTGCCAGAGATAACATGTTATCTCCGAAAAGCTTTTCTAAAAATTCTTGCAATTCTTTGTTCATATTTTCTTTATTAGGATTATGATTTTCTTGGGTACCATTATCATTAAAAGAATCTGGAGTATTGTCCTTTTCTTGGAATGAGTTGAAGTCCGTTTTGTAGTCAGTAAAGAAGTACTGTTTGGACTTGTCATCCCGATATTCCTCATAAGAAGACCAGGTTCTTTTTGCAAAGGTTGGATTAATGATTTTACCATCTTCACCAATCTTTTGAGCAAATGAATCAGCTCCATGAGATACCAGGGATGTTTCCATATATCGAACTACCTCAGTAACTATTCTACGAACCATTTCACCTTTAGAGTCATAAGTACCAAGTTTTTGATAGAATTCACCATCTTCCATTCCTGGGTGTGATTTATCCCACTTAAACTGTACTGTTACCGAGTTACTATGAATTGAAGGAGGTTCCATGAGAATACCTCTAGCAATTCTTGGGTTAGCTTTACCATCAATCTTCAAAATACCGTTGATACCTGCAGGTATAGTAAAGCTTCCATCCTTATAAGACTCCTGCCACATTACTTGAGATACAGCTCCAATTGCATTACCAATATTTGTTTCATGGTCGCAATTTACTGTTTGCCCGAGTAACAGTTTCATGGAAGCCTTAAGTACTCCATTCTGACCAAAGTCAGTAGGATTCCAGTTCTTGGATACAATCGTTTCAGAAAGTAACCTAAACATTGGTTCTATGAACTCTTCGTCCTTCGGAGTAAGTTCCGATTTATCAAGGTTTGGATAATAGGTATTATAATCTATATCCCCTCCCCAAAATCCAAATTGAGCAATGGTATCCGGTGTCGGAGTCTTCCATTTGTAATAATTCTCTGAGAAAGCCTGGGCTCCAACTGCTTCTGGGATATACCCAGCCATAATGGTATGACCCTGGCCAATCACCATTGAATCAAGATGCTCTTTGTTTCTTTTAGTAAATTTACTCATCTTGCTTTTGTATTTTGGTCTCCACGAGATGGAGCCGGATTAGTTTTATCTCTTGACCTACGAGCAGATTGATTTTTATCATCTTGCCTTTGCTTCTTCTTAGTTCCTTCTTGAGGGTCTGAGTTACCGCCTTTAGCAAATTGGTCCTCAAGTGAAACTCTTGGTTCATTCTCATCAGGAGAATCATAACCCATTGCCCAAGCATATTGGTCTTGGCTAATGATACCAGCCTTATATAATAAATCCAGGTTTTGGATTTTATACTGAAGACCTTGTTGAACCTTAACTTCATCAGAGATAGTTGAAGTTCCCCATGATATCTTTATTCCCTTATTATCAAAGCCTGCCAGACGCAGTTCTAGAGAATAAAGAAAATCCAATACATAAGTTACAAGCATTTGGATATTTTTTAACTGGCTGATTAATTTAGACAGCATTATACCCGTTGCTCCCTCTCCCGTTGTTGAACTAACTCCAATAAGGTTTCCATTAACTCCCAAACCATTTGCAACTGATTGCTGATTCATGTTCCAGGGTTTCTCAATATTACCAAGCTCCTTGGTAGTTGAATTGAGTTTAAACTCATGGTCATCAATATAACCCGTTACTATTCCGTCCTTCATGCCATTACGAAGATTTCTTTTCAAATCTCTTAGGGTACGTTCAAGACGGGATTGATAAGCTTGTAAGCTTTCATTAGGATTCTGGTCTGGTTTAGTCATCTTAGCTTCCAAGAATCCTACCATACCAACCATTTCCATTATGTGTTTGAAGTTAACCTTCATATCCTGTTGGCCTTTTAATGAATCCAATGCTGCCATAAAAGGAGGAATCCCATAAGGTTCATCAGTATCATTAAACATACCAGCATACACATAAGTTTCTGGATTTAGTTTGATATAATCTTGGTGCTTGACAAAGTAATTCTTATTCCTCTGGTAAGGAGAATATACTCCATTGTTCTCTCTTTTGAAAACAATGTTCTCGGGTCTAAGGAATAAGACTGTGTCCAAACCATCCAACATATCATTGGGAACTCCTTCAACAGAGATAGCTCCACTAACAAGGCATTGTACAATCATCTTATTAACTAGACCATCTATACCAGCAGTATACCTGGACCATTTCTTAGTAGCTTCAGTAAGATGTTTTCTCATCTTATCTGCCTCGGCATCCGAGTTATTTGGGAATGTTACCGTATGACCGGTGTTTGCCAACTTAAACATATCCTGCAAAGCAATGCCCATATCCGGATTTACCTTATATAAATCACGAATCAAAGGGATTACTTCAACACGAAAAGAAGGGTCTACCATTACGGTCATCCCTTTCAGAGTACTGAGTAAAGAGTTATCTTCATCCACTGATACTCTACCAGGAGATATAGCAGCAGCTTTTGGCTTGCTTGGCTCCTTGTTTGATTCAGGAGGTGGGTCTTTCTTTCTACCCCAACTCCAATTAAAATTGAGCTTTTTCATTTCGGTTGTACTATTACGTTAGTTTTTCCTTTTCTTATGTGATTACAGATTGCTTTACCGAATATAGAGTCATCTGCATATACATCCCCTTCTAGGTCTACATCTACTGTAGAGTTGTTAGCTCTATGCTTACCCATTGCAACTGGCCTACCTAAACCATCATATATGAAGGTATATGCTTCTTGAACAAAGAAAGGGTCTTTAACAGTGATATTATCTTCTCGAATATCCTGTTCAAGTCCCTCTACAATAACAGAACGGTTCTTTTGTGTAGTTAACCATCCTGGAGATTTATCTACCTCAGGTCTAGATTTACCTTTCTTCTTAAGCATTTTCTGATAGTAATACAGTTTTGGATAGCCTTCAGTTTGAAGAGCAGAAGTTACTGCTAATCCAACATCGTTGGATTCTGGAGCAATAGTAGCAAAGTTAAATAAATGCCCTGTATCTCCAAGCAATCTTGCATACTTATCTACTGAAAGTCTACCTTTGAATACTGCTTGTTCTTCTCCCTGTTTGTCCATGCAAGTAAATGCAGAGTAGTCAGAAGACCTACCAGTTGAAACGTCAGCACCAATGAAATATTCCTTATCTGGTGCTGGTTCCAAGAATTGCCGATATTGACCATTAAACCTTTTCTTAATAACCGGATAATCACTAAGACAGTCTTCGATAGCTTTGATATCAGCTAAGTCGAAGACCGTATTTCCAGATGATAAGAAGTCACCATCAATTTCTTGTGCAGTTCTTTTTGTTCCAAGAGCAGAAGACATTTCATTGTACCAATTAATATCTCGTTCTGGGTGCATTTGCCAATACAATCGTAGTGGGTTAAATGGGTTTCCACCTGCAATAGCATCAACCCAAGTTGAGTGGTAGAAGTTACCAACTCCATAAGGAGTGGAATTGATGATAGCAGCTCCACCAGTGGAAAGAGTAGGAAAAGCGGCTGCCCAAATCTGGGCTGCCCATCTAACTACTGCTGCTTCATCAATTACCAGTAAGGATAGAGATTCTGAACGACCGGCTTCTGAAGACGTTGGGATAGATTCTATGAATGAGCCATTATCGAACTCTATCATTGATGCAGAACCATATTCTCCCGAACGACCATTTATAATCGGTGTCTGTAAATACCATGGCAGGTTTTTGTACATGAACTTAATCTTCTTAAGTACCTTCTTTGCTGTTGTGTCCTTGATTGAGATAATGTTAATCTTCTTGTTAGGATGATACATTGCCAACCATAGGCAGTACATAGATATAAGCTCCGTAATACCTGCCTGCCTGAACTTAAGCAGAATATTGAAACGTTCTTTTACGAAGTTATACAGAACCGATTTTTGATATGGGTAAAGTTCGAATCTTACCTTTCCCCTCATAGGGTGTATCACATAAGTGAAAAGGCTAAAGTAAAAAACATCATTACTAACTTTAGCAAGTGTTGCTAGTTCTTCCCTTGTGAGAGCAGATGTGTTAGTTTCTATGTTAATCTTCTTTGCCATAATCAAAAGTTATATGTTACTGAAAACTCTAAGTCAGCTTTTATTCCCGAAAAGAACTTCGGATAATGAAAAGCATTTATACCGAGTTTATAATTGAAATTAGTAGTCTTGATTGAAAGGCCTGTCCCTATGTCTAACATTTGATTAAAGACCCTATATTTACCATAAACGTATGGACTTAGAGTTAGTTTTCTAATTCTTTTTTGAGTTAATTGACCTTCATACCAATTGTACTTATACTTACCTAAGTCCATGTTAAACATTCTCGTTGAATATGAGTTTGTTTCCTTGTTGAATAAACTTAGATTCAATTGGTTTTTATCCAAGGTAAATTGGACCAAAGAATCTTCTCTACTAATCCTATTCGAAGTAACCGCTGTTGAATCAGAAGCTTGGGGTTTAGTCGAATTGCTACTGTTTCGATAGAAGTCGTAGAGAAGAATTCTCTGGGGCTGAACCAATTGTGTATATGGTGATTGGGGCTTGAAGTTCTCTTTCAGTTTGATTGTATCAGGAATGCCAATGACCGATGAATCAGGAAGTTGTCTGATATATGAATTCAGTTTGTAATTCCTGAAGCAAAGGTAAATAGTAAATCCTAGTAGCAAAAGGAACACAAAGTTCTTCCACTTGTTTTTATCTGTTTTCATCATCGCGAAAAATTAAATTATTACTAACTATCGGTAATCGCTTTGCGATTACCTTTTATCGAACGTAGTGAGATAAATTTCTATATCCTAAAACATATATCCAATATCTACTACAAACAATAGCTATATACGCATATAAAAATATAGATATATATACATAGTATATTATATATCTATATTTTTCAAAAGGCGGTTTGGACTAATATATACTTTAGTATATATTAACATGAAAGTGTACCTAGACATTTTTGATACATTTCCTAAACCAAATCCCAACTTCATATACAGAACCTTTGGCAATTGTATACCTTGCCTTGTTTAACCAGTAAAGGTAATTCTCTTGGTCAATGTAAATCTTAAACTGTTTGGGAAATCCCATGATTGCCTTGAAATCATTAATCCCAAGAGGATATCCATCTGGTCTAAATTGCCTATCTGCAGGTCTTAAAGTTAGAGGTGGTTTATCTAACTCCAATCGATATACTCCTGGGAGAGTACTCATCTTAGCAGTCTTAATGGGCCATTTCTTCTCTTGCTTGAAAGCACTATTCCATAATACTTGAATCTTCTCAACAGTCAGATTCTTCTTTTCCGGAAGCTTTCGATAGTCATACATTGCAAGGGTCTTTTCTATCGGGATGTTATAATTACTCCCGTAAGGAGATACAGAGAGCAAATCTCTAGTAAGTTTTGGAGTTTTTACTTGGAATACTTCATTAAAAGCATTCAAGTATTTCTTACCGGTTTTCTTATGCACTCCAATAACGATTAAACGTTTCCTTGATACTTGAGAGTTCCCATAGTCAGAAACTGACCTTTCATGAAAAACTAATTTATAGTCCTTAAAGGTTTCCTCAAAGAAATCCTTGGGAAGCAGAGATAGCAAACGAGGAAGATTTTCAATAAGAAATATCTTAGGCTTATACTCTAATATTGCAGCAGTTACTAGATTTAAACTCCGGTTATCCTTGGGATTACCCAATTCCTTTACTTTAGATAACCTCATTACTGAAGATGCTCCGCAATCCGGGCTTGATATAATGATATCCACTTTCTCATCAAATTCTTGTAAACAGAACCCTTTATAGAAAGGTATATTACCAAAATTAGCTTTCCATTGCTCTTCACCTGGAGTATGGAATACTCCTCTTACTTCTATATTCCCAATCAGATGTTTCCTGAAAGGGAATAGTAAAGCTCCCTGGCCAGCGCATACACCTAATACTGTGTATCTATTTATGTTCATAAACTAAATATTTTATAATATGTATAAAGATATAATTTTACATGGTCTTAAAGTTAGAGTATTCGGTAATGGTAAGTCTATCCAAGTGTTCAGAAATAAATCCTGGGTTCCTTTAAAGTTTAAAGAATCCTACGGATATCCTTTAGTTACTCTAAAACATAAATCATTAAGAAAACATTATAAGGTATCAAGATTAGTAGCAATGGCTTATATACCCAATCCTAATAATTTACCAGTAGTAATGCACTTAAATAATATACGTACTGATAATAGAGCCGAGAATCTTAAGTGGGGAACTCAGAAAGAGAATACCCAACAGTGTATTCAAGAGGGTAGATTCTATTTTCATGGAGGTTATAATAAGATAAGTCCTCGTAAAATACGTAGAATAATCAGGTGTTTAAGATTACATAGATATACTACTATACGAGGACTTTGTCAAAAATTTAAGATATCTAAACCAGCCCTATACCGAATTAAAAAGACCTATTTTTTGTAGCTTCTAAGTTTTACATACTTAACCCAGGAATAATGTTTACGAGTTCGGATATATTCCAAGTCGTGGTCATTGTTATGGGCTTCCTCTTCGAAGCTTACATCATGGTATCTTTCGCTTTGTTTGTTCCACTTAGCAAAGAACATGATGATTAGGTACTCGATTGCATACCATAAGTAGTAGAATATCCACAACATCTCTTGCATTTGTTTGAGATGAATGTGCTCATGATTGTAATCATATGTGTCAAACTTAGCACCTTTTCTCACAAAGACAATTCCGAATAGGTTCATTGCCTTGTATCCCTTGAAAGGGATGAATTTGTTGTAAATTACCTTCATTATATCTTGTTTTTAAAGTTTTCGTAAGCGTTTTTTAACTTCTGGTCATAGGCATTTTCAGCATAACCAGGACCATTATACTTCCGAGCAAAGCCTGCCCAGTCATGTTCTTTCAGATTTTTCAAGCAACTGGTATTATTCATGTAGTAATACATGAGTTTTAACTGACTTTCATGAGATTCCTGCATCTTTTTCACGAATTCGAAGACGTCTTTACAGCCACAATAGAGGTGATTGAAGCCCATAATCTGAAACATTCCCCAAGAAGCTGACTTCAAAGCACATTCTTCGTCGATTTTCTTGGCAATTTCGAGTCTTTTGTACTCACTTGCTCCTCCTAAGTACTTCGATTTATCCCATTTTGGGAAACAAATCGTAGGGTAACTCTTTTGAGCAGCTACTGACTTGTCTAAACCGAACTTATTTTTGATTTCTTTGTACATAATGTGACCTTCAAACAGAATTTGAGGTCTACCATCTACTAGAAATCCATCTCTACCTGCTCCTTCAACCAGTTGTACTGCCTTTAAAAGAGCTGGCTCCAGTCCTAAATCATTGGCCAGAGCTACAATCATTTCATTAGTTAACTTATCCATAACGTTATATTTTAAAGTTCATTAAAGAAAAGAAAGTATTGCGTATACCTTATCTGGATGATAGTTAGGAGTTCTATTATCTTATATAAAAATTTATAATAATATGGAAGAGAAACTCACATGTCACCTATGTAATTCACCATTAGATTTGGATGATTACGATTTAGCCAAAACAGTACCTCAGTTAATGAAGGAAAAACAACTTTGTTTTCAATGTGCTTTTTGGCATAGAATTATTGAATCGGATAAAACTCTGATAGAGGATTCTAATTACGAAATGATTCCCTTGGTTACACCTTATTTTCAGCATTATTCTATTCACTTAAATAAGATTTGGTTAGAAGTCGCTACCTTTAGAAGAGAGTCATTAGGTTCAACCAAGAAATATATTGCTGCAATGGTAAATAATAAATTGTATATAGGTTCATATAATAATTGGGGATTCCAGGGAATAATTCCGGCACACTTAAGAGAACTTTTTACTCCAAATGGTATAATCCTAACTCCAGAACAACTAGATGACTTACTTAACCGGAAATCCTTTACCGCAGCAGATTTAAAAATTCTTATTGATAATTGCATTAAATCAGATTAATTTTGTATATTTGCATAAACAATTTAATAATAAAGATATGAAAAAGAACAAAGAAACCAAAAAGCTAAAGGAGGGTGAAGAAGTCATTTTCTCTGATGGCAAAACCTTAATGGAGAAGGTAATTGTAGAATCTATCGATAAGAAAGGTGGATTTGCAGTACTGAGTAATAAGGTAAAAGTATCAAGAACTATCGGACCAGATGGGTTCTATACAAGGTTAGATGGTAAATCAAGTATGATATTACCTTTAACGGATAAATCAGAATTGGATTACCAAGCCTTCAAAGCTTATTTCTCAATTAAGAGAAACCTGGAATTTATCGAAGCCAAGATAAAAGATATGAAGGACAAAGAGTTCAGTGAACTAATCGTAGAGTTAGATAAGAAGATATCCAAAATCGTAAATAAGTACTTTGAACAATGATAACCTGGATAATCTTAGGCATTATATATGCCGTATGCTCTATACCTGCATGGTTTATGACCAGAGTAATTACCTCATCCCACCCAATGAAAAGGGTGGGGTTCTTTTTCCTAACTATCTGGTTAATCATGCCTCTATTTCCGATATATTTACTAATCACATATTTTAATAACTATAAACAGAGAAATAACGACGAAGAAGGTAGGTAGGCAAAAGAAGCTTACCAATCCATGTCCAGTAATTAAAGGAGAAGTACAGATAATGGTAGGAAGTCCAAAGTGTATTACCTGCCAATGGTTTGAAAGAAAATTAGAGAAGGATGGAAAAGCCTACGTACACTGCAATCGATTATAATTCCAAAGAGAATAAGGTAATCGAAGAAAGGATAAGAAAT